CAGAACGCTTGCGATGTTTTTGTGAGAGAGCGGCCGCCTTGGGACAGAGTGGTCAGTCCCCACGTTTTCGCGCATTTTCGCGTCTGTCACGGGGCGCGGTGAAATTGTAATTCCTTCCTATTCATTTGTTTAACGATGGCACGCTGCGATTCGTTGGCGGGGCGTTGTGTAATCTTCGGCTGTGCCATTAAAACAAAAAGCTGCGGTTAAAAGAAAGACGGCTCCGAAAGCCGCGGAAGCCGCGCCAAAAAAAAAACGGCCGGGGACAAAGGCCCGGGCGAAGGCAGTGAAGAAAATCCTGCTCAGGGTCGAGAAACAAATGTGGGAAGAGGAAGTGAAGGCGTCGTTGGGGGATTATATACGGCTGATTCAGTTGTCGAAGGAGATGACGGACGAACCGAAGACGGACATCAAGGTGGGGTGGATCGAGGAACCAGAGAGATCCTCGATAGAGGAATAATTTACAGCGCGCTGGCTACGCAGAGACGGTTTCATGATTCGAAGGCCCGGTTTAAGGGGTTTTCGGGGCCGATCGGGTCGGGGAAGACGTTTCCGATGCTGCGGGACGCTACGCAGGCGGCGTTGTTTGAACTGTTGGACCGGAATAAGATTCCGTACGACTTTAATCGTGCGGAGAATTTTCTGGTGATGAAGGAGACACGGTCCAAGATTTTGTTTCGGGCCGTTGAGGAGTTCGAGAGGTTACGCGGCAGCAATCTGGCGTGGTTCGGGCTGGACGAGCTGACTTATACGGCGGAGCAGGCTTGGCTACGGCTTGAGGGTCGATTAAGAGATCCGAAGGCTAAGCGGTTGTGTGGGTTTGGGGTGTGGACTCCGAAGGGTTACGACTGGGTTTACGAGCGGTTCATCGCGCGGAAGGTGGATGGCTATGAGACGGTGATCGCTCGGCCGTTCGAGAACCGGTTCTTGCTCGACAAGACTCCGGACTATTACGAACGGCTGAAGCGAAGTTACGACGCTCGGTTTTACGAGCAGGAAGTGTTGGGCGAGTACTTAACGCTGCATGCGGGACGGGTCTATGTAGCGTTCGAGCGAGACGGGAATATTGGCGAGGCTAAGGTGGACGAATCGCTGCCGCTGATGTGGGCGCTCGATTTTAACGTCGACCCGATGTGCTCGGTGATCGCGCAGGTCGATCGCAAGGGGCTGGTGGTGGTGCTGGATGAGATTGTGTTGAGCCGGGCTAGCACCTATGACGCTTGCGCGGAGTTTACTTCGCGGTTCGAGTCTCATGCGGGCGGGTTGATTGTGTATGCGGATGCCACGGGGGCTCGGATGCAGACTACGGGGAAGACGGATCTGGTGATTCTGAAGGAGGCGCTGCGGAATTACGGGAAGGTAGACTTTCGAATTCCGAAGTCTAATCCGGCGGTTAGGGACCGGGTGACTTTGATGAACGGAAAGTTAGGAGCGGCGAATGGGTCGAGGTTGCTGAGAGTCGATCCGCGATGCGTGGAGTTGATTCGGGATTTCGAGCACGTGACTTATAAGGAAGGCAGCCAGTTGGTGGATAAGGATCGCGATCCGCGGAGGACTCACTTATCCGACGCGCTGGGGTATTTGGTGTGGCAGGAATGCGGGGGGCGCGGAAGTATCGGGGAGATGGGAAGACGGCTGATTTAGAGGCGCCACGCGCCAGGAACGGACGGGAGATGGAATGATTGACATTGATCGGGAGCATCCGGAGTATACGGCGCTTAAGCAGGTTTGGAGAAGGTATCGGGACCTCTATATTGGCGGCGAGCGGCTTAAGTTACATGCGCAGGAGTATCTGCTGCCTCGGCAGAGGGAACCGGGCGATGTTTACACCGAGCGGTTGGGGCGCGTGTTTTACGAGAACTATATCGGGTCGATTGTCGACTGGTACTCGGCTACCTTGTTTCGAAGGGAAGCGGTGGTGACGTTTGACGGGTCGAATTCGCGGGGTAAAGAGTTCTTCTCGTCACTGGTGGATGAAGTGGATGGGATGGGGACGGGACTTAACGATTTCTTCCGGCGGCAGTTTGTGGAGAGCCTGATTACGGGCGCGAGCTACGTGCTGGTTGACTTTCCGCGGACGGGGAAAAAGGCAGGGACGAGGGCGGAAGAAGACGCAATGGGTGCGTCGCGGGCGTACCTGGTGGGTTACGCGGCCGAGGACGTTATTAATTGGAACCTCGACGAGCAGGGGAACTTCGACTGGGTAGTGATCCGGACGAAGTTAATCAAGAAAGACCGCGTGGAAGATGTTGAGTGGAGGACGGAGACTCGGTGGTCTTATTACGATAAGCAGACGTTCCGGATTTATTCACAGGCGGAGGACGCGATCAGGCTAGTCGATGAAGGGACGCATGCGCTGGCGAAGTTAAACCGAGTTCCACTGTTCGATCTGCGCATTCCCGAAGGTTTGTGGATGCTTAACCGGGCGGGATTACTACAACTTGAGCATTTCAACAAATCGAATGCGCTGTCATGGGCGTTGACAATGGGCTTGTTCGCGATGCCCGTTGTTTACTCGGATCGCGATTGGAGCCAGATGGTGGGTGAGAGTTACTACATCCAACTGGGTCCGGAAGACAAGTTTGGGTGGACGGAGCCGGAGGGCAAAGTATTCCAGATCGCGCAGGACAACCTGACGCGGTTGCAGGAAGAGATTTATCGAGTGTGTTATCTGGCGCAGGCCGGCGGAAGTTTGACGGGCGGAGGGCAGAAGTCGGGAATCAGCAAGCAATTGGATTTTTCGATCACGCAGGAAGTGCTGCGGGCGTATGGGGACGCGATGAAGGACCTGATGCGGCGGGTACTGATGGCGATCGAGGCGGCGCGCGAGGACGGGATCGCGATCAGCGTGACGGGGATGGACGAGTTCGACATAACGGATTTCGGGACGGAGTTAGGAGACGCACAGCAGCTGCTGGCGCTGGGCGTGGATTCGCCGACGTTGAAGAAAGAGATTTTCAAGAAACTGGCGCTGAAGTATTTGTCGGACAGCAGGCAGGACGTTAAGGATCGAATTGTAGAGGAGATCGAGGGGAGTTAGGAAGACGCCGGCTGAAGCCGACGCTCGAAGCTGAAGCTCGCGCCACCAAGAGGCGGAAGGGGAGTTAACGGATGGGTGAGGAAGAGAACGATATTCGATCGATTGTGCAATCGGTGATGCAGGAGTTCATGGGGAGCCAGGCGGAGTTGGCGGAGGAGCGGAAGCGCCGGGAGAGTCTGGAGCAGCGGGTGAATGAGCTGGTGACGGAGAACCAGAAGGCTCGGACAGCGGCGGAGGAGGCGGATCGGAGCGCGACGATTCGCGGGGAGTTGCAGAAATTGGGAGTAGCCAAGGTGGAGTTGGCGTATCGGGCGGTGAAGGACGACGTATACCGGGCGGAAGACGGAAAGCTGATGGCGCAGGGCGGAGCGGAAATCCGAGAGTACCTGACGCAGTTTGTCAATGAGAATCCGGAACTGCTGCCGGCGAGGATCGCGGGGGGAAGCGGAGCGAACTCGGGGCAGCGCGGGGGAGTCGGGGGAGGCGGGATCGATCTCGACATGATCCGGCCGGGGATGAGCGCGGAAGATATGGATCGAGTGAGGCAGGAGATCGCGAGGGTAGCGTCGCAGACGCTGCGGGGCTTGTGATTGAGGAAGTTAAAAAGGAGAAAACATGGGAATTATTACTTCAGCAAATGTAGCGACTGCGATTGTGAAGCTGGTGGCGGCGGATGCGTTGCCGGCTTTGATGGGGAACCTTGTCATGGGGAACCTGGTGAATCGCGATTATGAACCGACGCTGGCGCGTGCGGGCGACACGGTGAACGTGCCGATCCCCCCGGTACTGGTGGCGAATAATATCGCGGAGGGCAATACCGTCCAGCTGCAGAATCCGTCGATCGGCAATGCGCAGATCGTACTGAACACGCATGCGGAGGCGACGTTCCAGATTCCGGACGTGACGAAGATCCTGGCGGTTCCGGACTTGCTGAAACTGTACATGCAGCCGGCGGTGGTGGCAATCGCGGAGAGCATCGAAACGAGCCTGCTGGCGACCTGGGTGCAATTCACGTCGAACGCGGCGGTGGGCACGGGCGGCACGGCGATCACCGAAGCGGTGGTGGATTCGGCGGAGACGGCGC